TACAGTTGCGTTTTTATTTATTGTATTTTGAGCGTTCTTTACAGTATTTTGAAAAGCATCGTGCATCCCTTGATCAGGACGTAATCTCATGGTGTTGAATCCCATACCTAGTCTAGCAACCTGTTCTTGGCTCATACCTTTGAATATGGAATTACTGAAGCCACTAATAATACCTCCAAAGCCTCCTTGACCTTGTTGAGTGTTATTACTTGCTACTTGTGTTGGTTGTTGTTGATTCGGAGGTGACCACATACCCTTCCCTTGAGGTTGTGGCTCTTTCTCTTTACCACCAAACAGTTGTGATCCTAATAGACTACCTATTAACAGTTGTCCTACACCTAAAGCCATCTCTTATCCTCCAGTATAGCCACTTGCGGCTAGTGTTAGATAATCAAAGAGGCCGGGTTGTTTCGTTAATGTTTGTGTATTTTCACCTTGAGGTGTAACTCCAAGAGCTGCGTTTAAGTAGCTTAATCCCTGTGCAGGATGTCCTGTGTACTGTGCGTATTTCTGAGCTGAAGCATCAAATACTGCTTGTTGCAGAGCTTGTTGCATTGCACCTTGTGTCGCTAGATTCTGATTGACAGTCTGCCCCATGTTGAATCCTAGATTGGAGACATCACCTAATTGACCTGCGGCACCTAGTCTAAGGCCTGCACCTGATAAATCTGCTTGTTGATTAGCTAAACCTGCTTGCATACCAGTTTGTTGGTTTGCCAATTGAGCCTGTAGATTAGTTGCTATATCCTGTTGTGCCATCTGTTGAGCTTGTGCGAAATTGGCTTGACGTAGACCTGCGGCTTGTTGGCCCATAATCTCACCTACTCCTCTACCCATTTCACTCATAGCTATGCCATGTCTTGAACCACCAAATGCTTTTGCCATTTGAGCTTGTGCGCCTAACTGGTCTAATCCTATGTTTGCACCTCTCAATATATCTGCTTGACTCGCATCAATAACATCTGTCGTGTAAGGATTCATGTAAGGTTGTAAATTCGTAGTGCCTAACTGATTAGCTGTTACATTACTTCCAGTAACACCCAATGGTGTGTAACCCATTCCTTGAGCAGTACCCATCCCTGCACCTTGTATCCCCTGTGCGGCTAGACTATTGATGTTTGGTGGTGCTGTTTGACCTCCGGGTAGTGCTTGTCCTGCCATTTCTATCTCCTTTTAATATTTACCATAATCCTCGCTCAAGGAGCGGGCTATGCTGTTCTACAGCTCTCATTTGATCTGCCCTATCTAATTGATAATGCACTTCAGGGAAGTTGTAGTCAATAAGTTTTTGTGCGTCACTTTTAATCACGTCATCTACTTTTTTTTTTGCATGCCATACCCAAATGGATTACCAACATTTGTTGGTACTTTATTCGCATTCTGATTTAGCCAAGGTGGTGCTGCTGCTGCTTCATAGGCGGCTTGGTTTGCCAAAGCAGAAGCGTTTATATTTGCATTTACTATAGCTTGTTTTCCACCTGAACCATACAATGCAGGTGTAAATCCTTCCATAGCTTGTATTTTCTTCCAATTATCCTGTGCTTCAGTAACACCTGCACCCGGTGTCTGAACAAATTTACCATCTACCTTAGTAATATAATGTCCACGTTCATCGTTTATTCTATCCATGTGACCTGCCATCATATCTTTTTCTGCTTGAGTCATATTCATAGGAATATTTCTTGGAGGACTACTTGGAGTAACACCTCCACCTGCACTACCTCTGAATCGACTACTCGGAGGACTCCAGTTTCTTTGTGTAGGTACGTTAGCTCCGAATAGAGCATCATATTGTGCTACTGCTCCCGGCTGATTCGCTTTCAGTTCAGCCAAGGCTGATTCATACATCGGTTGAGAGCTATAGCCTGTGAAACCATCGAAATCTGTTGGAGTTGGCATACCACTCGTAGGTGTTAATGTGTTTGGAGCTAATAATCCAAAAGCTTCTGCCGCATTTATATTGGATTGAAAAGCCGCATTCTGTGTTGGTGTGAATGCTGCAACATCACCACCATAATATGGCATGTATTCAATTCTTTGAACATCTTCAGCTCGTTGTAAGTTCCTGATCGCAGGTTGTTTTATCCAATCAGGGATCGTTGTTTCAGTTGTTTCACTTCCACCTTTTCCACCACCACCACTCATGTCAAAACTCCTTTACTAATGTTGTAAATTGCTGTTTCCATCCTTTAGACTCCAACACCCTTTGCCATCCTTTACGTCCTGATATGGTCATTCCATCGCATCCTTGAGCCTTTCCCCATGCAATAGCATCATCATTCATGTCTGTAAGTTGCTCGATTCCATGTCCTCGATCTCCTCCTGCTAGGAAGATATGCAGAACTTTTTTGTTAGGATACACTATTATCTCGGTGATCGCACATCCTTTTTCCCCAAACCATAGTTGCATGTGACCACTTTGTACACCATCTACAATGTCTTTAAAGTCGTGGGTATCTCCTCCTTTTTCCAAGGCAGATTGAATCCAATCTCTGCAACGAATAAGTTCTTCTTGTAAATTCATGGATCGAGTTGTATTTTTATCCAAGCACCACCCTTTGATACTACAACAGTTTCTTCTGTCGCATCCCACATCAATATTCCATCTTCAGTTGCTTTGGATTCAGAATCTTTGTGTTGTAATGTATTCCTAGTAGCAACTAAAAATTTATTGATACGTTCTCCCCATATCTTCCATTTGTCTCCTAGTGGTGGTGGTGGAGTCGCTATACTCATCGCCTACCACCTGCTCTTGCTTCTATTCGCATGATTCCTGACCTCCAGTTGGTGTCTCCTACACCCTGAACTTTGATTCTTACCTGTCTACCTGTAAATCTAACGTCAGTTGGGTTTGTCAAAGTAAATGCACCATGCGTTGTCTCTGTGTCGTTTGGATGAAATCTAGTTTTGAACGTCACATTGACTTGTCCTTGTGTCTTTTCGTCAGGTATGAGATTGGTCACTCGCATAATCTGGTCACCATTTCCAAGACTAATCGGGCCGGACTCTGCATAAGGGTTGGTCGAACCTGCGTGGATACTTCCTGTCTCTTGGTTGTATAAATCGCCATCTGCATCTGCCCATATAGGGTTATTGAATACACCTAAGTCAACACCTGCTGTTCTTTCTAAAACACCTACATTCCAATGACCTTCCTTGTAGTCCAATGAAATATATCTGTTGTTTTCAAGATTGGTAGCACTCGGATAGAACCACCAAATTTCACCATGTTGTGAATTATGGACTGCGTAGACCTTGGTTATTTGTGAAGTATTGATGTCCTCGAAGACATAATCCAATGCATCACAGGGTAATTCTTTAGCTACAGAACCATCGAATGTGAAAAATCCTTTCTTGCCCATCCAGAATGCACCTTCATCGATAGCTACTGCACCTTTTCTCGATGCTACACCACATGCTGTACCGACTCTCTCGAATCCATACACGAATGGTGGGCCGCTGTAGGTAGCCATGTGAGCATCGTTATCTGTCAGGATAAGTGTTCGACCTCTCATTCTTAGACCACACATGATCTGTCCAGTTGTCTGTAGCTCGAAATCACCTGCCTCGTTTGTTGCTGCTGGTGACCAAACTGTGTTCGCTTCCTTGTCGCACCATTGAACTTTTCTTGGATTGCCTGCGGCTCCGAGAGCGAATACGAACCTCTCTTCGGTAACCACCATTGCTTTATTGGACACAGGTGCGTTTGTCAGAGCTGTAGGCAAAACTGAAGTGTTCAGTTGCCATTGGTAAATCTTTCCATCCTTGGACGAACACGCTAGAAGGTACTCACCCCATGTGTCTAATGACCATGTTGTCGCTTCTGCGTAAACACCTGAACTTATCGGAGCTACACCATAATTGCCTACTCCATAAAAACCACCACCATAACCTAGATTCAATGAACCATGCAAATCACCTGAAGTCAAACCTGCTGGTGTAATGTCATAGAGCGTGTGTGAAGGATTGATATATATTAGTTTGTTGTATGAACCACCTGCTAAATAGGAATCACTTGAATTGTCCAACCAAGAAATCAAAGCTCTTGGTGCATCTGCAAATGCACTTGTCTTTCTACTTGTCCATCCTCCAACTGGTCTTAATGAACCATCATGCCATCTGACAAGACTTGCATCTCGCCATCTATTGGAAGACTCGAAATCCGTTCCGTTCCTATGTATGCCCGGTGGTAATTCTAAAGGTATTAATGCCATAATATTATGCCGCTATTTGTGTCCATGTTACCGAATCGTTGACTACTGGTGTCCATGTTACTGCATCACTTGTAATGATTTCCCATTTTTCTCTGCCTATCGTGGCAGTTCCTGATGTAACGCTTACGATACCTGATGCATTTTGTACTCTGTTGCAAGTCGCAGATATAGTTGAAATTCCTGTCAATAGTCCACTAGCAGCTACAGATTTAATCGCTGATGCAACAAACGTGGCTGTTGCACTTGCTGTCGCACTACCAAGATTAACTTCTTGACCTATAGTTGTTATAGATGCTGCACCAGCAGACAATGCACCTGCAAGTCGTACTCTGGTAGCTGAAGCTGTTACAGAAGCTGTTGCTGTGACAACTGTCTGCAAGTCTTCTATTCCATACTGATTCCTACCATACAGACCTGTGCCATAAGCAAAGGCACTAGATTCTTCTAATATAAATTCCTCACCTACAGAAGCTGTAGACGATGTTACACTTACTAATGCTCCTGCAAGTTGTACTCTGTTGCATGTAGAAGTGATTGTAGCTGTTGGTGTTAATGTTGCACTTCCTAAATGTATTTTATGACCAGCAGCAGTTACAGTAGATGTAGCAGAAACAACAGAACTGCCATTTTGAATCCACTCAGCAACTGCGACAATAGAAGCACTTGCACTAGACGTAGCTGAACCTAAAACAACCTTTAATCCTACACCTGTGGTTGTTGATGTTGCTGTGACAACAGCAGGCAATACATCCGAACCAAACGAATGAGAGCCAAACGTACTTGTGCCATACGAAAATGCACTTACATTTTTAGTTGCCATCGCTACCCTTCAAGAAGGTTAGTTTAGCGTAATATCTAAATCACCTACTGGTACACGGAATACATCACCTGCCGCAATCGCCTTGCTTGACGTTAATGTTGCATAACACATCAAATTACCTGAAGTCAATGCATCATATACACCTACATGCGTTACAGTACCAAAACCACCACCTGTTGCTGTTGGATATTCCACAGCTCCTGAATTACTGGTTGTGTTTCCTGAAGTAGAAAATGCAACTGTCTGTCTTGCATACGCTGTACCTGATGCAGATACTTCTGTTACTGAACCTGCTTCACCATCAGATATTGCTGTAAATAATGCTAGATACTTAGTGCCGGGAGCTGTATAAGCTGCACCTGCAAACACATGGTCTAGTATTTCCGTCTCTAAAAAATTAGTAAAACTCATCCTAATCCCCTAACTTTAAGTCTCAACCCTGAACCACTAAACCTAGCTGACTCAGAAGCCTCATTTAATCTGGTTACCGAAGCACTATACATCTGCGCCCAAATAGCCACCCTTTCGTCTTCTGCTAGGTACGGTGCTGAATGTAATAACGCTCCATAGAGGTATACATCAGGCGCTTCTAATAAAAGCCAATTGTCTGCGTTGCTACCACTCAAAGCATCAAGCTTCTGTATGTATAGCAATTCAAAATCTGTATCAGAACCCGGAGTTGGATATAACTGAAATTGTCCATCTGCGTGTGTGTAATAAACTGGTGTTCCACTTGTGTTTTCAGCCCTTGCTCGTTTATCTGCCATTGCATCTCTTGATATGAGATTGACTGCTGACGTTCCTGTACCTGTGAGATGTAGTCTTATCGTCTCTACCCAATCAGCAGGTATCTGCATGTACTCGTCTGCGGCTGATTGTTGTCCACTTGAACGAGCTTCCATCTTCCAATGACGTACATCTCTGTTGATTTGAGACTCTGCCAAGGTT